CAATGATAGAAGAATGAGAAAAGCATTTAGATATTCCTTTGTATATTAATTCAACACCGCAAGGTATATTTTCGTTTAACCTTTTAAAAATATTACCAATATGGGAAATTAATTATTTAAATCCTGCAACTACACAATTTACAAACACAAACAGAATAGCAAAAGAAGTAACATATTTACAAATCAAATTAGCAGAACAATTATGAAAGAAAACCCAATACAATTAGAATACCTAAAATCAGTATTACTATCGCAGTTATTACTTGAATCAAATGAAAATTTGTATTTTACAAAGCAATACAAGCAGCAGATTAAACACAAAATTAACTCTTTAAATAAAGATTTAGAAGAAGTAGTACGTACAGAATATGCAACAATTTATAAAACTGATGCAGAAATGACAACAAACATTTTAAACGCAATAGAAGATGTAATTTATAAGTTACAAACCTGCACTATAGATGAAATTGTAATGATAAATGCAGTAATTGATAAATACAAAGAGAATAAAGAATGGTTTGCTGAATATGCACAAGCAGAATTTTTAAGAATAGAATAATTTTATTTAATTATATATGAAATATAAAATAATTTATGCTGACCCGCCTTGGAGTTATTATAATGATAGTACTGCAAAACAAAATTGCACAACTATAAAAGGGATGAGGAGACCACCATATCCAGTAATGAGTTCAAATGATATAAAAAATTTACCTGTAAAAAAAATTACTGATGATGATGCTATTCTTTTTATATGGACTACAGATTATCATTTATCAAAATGTATTGATGTTATAAATTCTTGGGGATTTAATTATAAAACAATAGGTTTTGTTTGGAATAAAAAAAATAAAAAAGGTTTACCTGTTTGTTTTATGGGTGCTTATACAATGAAAAGCGGAACAGAATTATGCCTTCTTGCTACAAAAGGAAAAAATGCTCATAAATTAGTTTTAAAGCATAATGTTAGAGCATTAATTGAAAGTGAAAGAGAACATCACTCAAAAAAACCAAATGAAGTAAGGACAAGAATAGTTGAACTTCTTGGAGATTTACCAAGAGTAGAATTATTTGCTCGTGAAAAATTTGAAGGATGGGATGTTTGGGGTAATGAAATAAATAATTCATTTTCTTTTTAATGGCAAAAAAACAAGAAGTAAAATACTACCCTGCACATCAAGAACTAAATGATATGCGAATTTGCCACCAAAATAATTTAGCTTATGTAATAGTTCCTGCAGGTGGTAATAAGTATTGGATTAGCAAGTACAGTTTAAACGATTTACACAGGCAAATTTATTTAGAAGAAAATAACGTGAGAAAAGAATTTAGCCAATACGAAGCAGATAAAAAGATTATGGAACTTTACACACAACACTCAAAACGATTTAAAAAATGACACCAAACCACTACGACAATAACAAAAGCTACGATGTAATAGATTTTGTAAAAGATTATGATTTGAACTTTAACGAAGGCAATGTAATTAAATATGTAGCACGTGCAAGAAAGAAAGACAATCACATAAAAGATTTAGAAAAAGCAATAGATTATTTAGAAAGAGAATTAACACACGTAAGAAAAGAACAAGCAAAATGGATAGAACTGAACAAATAGAATTTGAAACATTAGAATTAGAATTTAGATTAACGCAGCTACTCAAGAAACGAGAACAACTATATTTGAAAGGTAGCAATGATGAAAAGCTAAATGATAAAATTAGAGCAATACAACACGAATTAAGAAATAAGGGTAGCAATTAGCTACCTTTGTTCATTAAAATAGTTTGTTCACGTAAACGTAAACACAAAATAAAAGTGAACAGTAAGTGTTAAAGTTTTACTAAAATGTATTTTGTATTAATAACTTGTTTATATTTGCTTATAATTTAAAAACAAAGACAAATGGCATACTCAAAAAATCCTTTACCAAAACGAGAAACTATATTTGAAATACAATATAGATTAAAACAAGAAGCAAAAGAATTACTAAACAAACTAAAAGAACAAAAAAATGACTAAGACAGAAATTTTACAAGAACTACAACTACTAACTGATTTAGCAAGTACAATGAATGATTCATTTACTTATAACAAGCTAACTAAAGTTATAACTTCTTTAGAATCTTTATGGCAAACAGAATATGCCTACTTTGAAGAAATTAAACAAGTATTAAACTACGATGAAACAATGGACAATTTAAACCAATTAAACATTAGATAAAATGATTACAACTTTAGACAACAAGATTTGGGACAAAAAAGAAATTTTAGATAATATGTACAGTGATGACTTTTACTATGGTTATTTAGGAAAACAAGCATTATCATCATCTACATTGAAAATGGTGCTTAAATCGCCTAAAACATATAAATACGTAACAAAGTATGGTCAAGCAGAAACGCAACCGTTACGTGATGGTAAACTATTCCATACATTGATATTAGAACCCGAAAAGATAGATACGTTTGTAATTGTAGATGCAGCAACAAAAGCAGCAAAAGCATACAAAGAAGCAAAGGCAGAAGGTAAAGAAGTTTACACATCTTCAGAAATGCGTGATGCAGAACGTTTAGCTGATGCAATTTTAAAGAATGATGAAGCAGTACACTATATGAGTAAAGCAGGATTTGAAGTACCTGAAATAGCAATGATAGACGGATTACCATTTAGAGCAAAAGCAGATATATTACGTGAAAATATGATAGTAGATTTAAAAACTACTACCGGATTAAATGAATTTCGTTATTCAGCAGATAAATATAGCTACGATTTGCAGGCTTATTTATACCGTGAAATGTTTGGTGTAGATGAATTTGTTTTTGTGTGTATTGACAAAGGTAGTTTAGATATTGGTATCTTTGAATGTTCAGATGAATTTTACCAAAGAGGAAAAGAAAAATTAGAGCAGGGAATTAGTAACTATAAATATTTCTTTGGTCAAGATAGTGATGTAGATTTGAATCAGTATGTATTACGTGGAATTTTATAAGTAATAAATTATGAAAATATTAAATCTATATGCTTGTTTAGGTGGTAACAGATATAAGTGGGATGAAGTAGCACAAGAGGCAGGTATTAAAATTGAAGTGACTGCTATTGAATTAGATGAAGAAGCTGCAAGATTATATCAAGAAAGATTCCCGAATGATAAAGTAATAGTTACAGATGCACATCAGTATTTATTAGATAACTTTAAAGAGTTTAATTTTATTTGGAGTTCTCCACCTTGCCCAAGCCATAGTAAAGTAAGAGTGAGCCAAAAAAATAGAGAAAATTTTAATTTTTTATATCCTGATTTAAAATTATATGAAGAAATAATTTTTTTAGATAATTTTTTTAATGGAAAATATGTAGTTGAAAACGTTACACCATATTATGAACCATTAATTCCTGCACAAAAAAGAGGTAGACATTTGTATTGGACAAATTTTAATTTGCCAATAGATTTAAAAGAAAGAAAATTAAATGGAAGTTTATGTTTAATGGAAAATGAAATAAATGTGCTTTCTGAATTTCACGATTATGATTTTAGAAAATATAAAGGAAATCAAAGATTAGATAAAATGGCTCGAAATTTAGTTGACTATGAAGCAGGAAGAACTATTTTTGAAATAGCATTAGGAATAGTAAACAAAAAACAAACTAACCAAATAGAATTATTTTAAATAAACAATTATGACAATAGAAATTTTTAATCAAATTAGAGTTTGGGCATTTAACAAAGGAATCTATAATAATTCAGATTCAAGAACACAGTTTTTAAAACTACAAGAAGAAGCAGGCGAATTAGCAAAAGCATTACTACACAACGATAGGGATGAAATAATAGATGCTATAGGTGATTGCATTGTAGTATTAACTAACATTGCACATTTAGAAGGTTTAATACTTGAAGACTGTATTGCTTCTGCTTACGATGTTATTTCTAAACGCACAGGCAAAATGGAAAACGGAACATTTAAAAAAGATTAATGAAAGAAATTACTGCTGAACATTACAACCTTGCATTATACGAATACGAACAAGGAATGAGTTTAGAAGAACTACGTGAGGTTATAAAACACTACGAAGATTTAGAACTATTTGAAGTTTGTCAGGGTGTACATTTAGCAGTAGAAGTAATTAGATTTCACATCTTATTTGATGAAGCAAAAAAGCAAGAAATAAAAACAAAGAAATTAAAATGGAAATAAACAATAAAATAAAAGAATTAGTATTACAACAAACTAACATAAATGTAGATGATACTACACGTACACGTGAGCAAGTAGAAGCACGTAGTTTATATTACACACTAATAAAAGAAATAACACCTAAAACAACTTTAAAGCAAATAGGTAAATCAGTAAATAAGAATCACGCTACAGTTATACACGGATTGAATCAATGGGATATGCTTGTAAGATACAACCCAACACTAAACAAGTACAAGGAACGCATTTTAAAGATGTTTGACAAAGAAATAGATTTAACTGATATAGATTTACTACGCAAACAAATTAACCGCTTACAAGGTGAATTAATAGATTTACAAATAGAGAATGAAAAACTAAGAAAAGAATTATTAAACGATGCTGAACCAACAATAAAAGAAATAAAAGAATTATTAGCTAAATTTGCAGGCACAGAACATCACGAATTATTTTTGTTTAGATTAAATCAATTAGTAGATATAAATAGCAAAAGAAAGATATGAGTACACCAAAAGAAAGAGCGCAGATATTAATGCGACTAAAAGCAGGATACAAACCAATACATAAATACAATAATGGTTTAGGTGCTACACTATGTAATAAATGCAGCATAATAATAACAACAGGATTACAAGATGAAATAATGTGTGAAAGTTGTATAAAAGAAATAGAAGTTAAACTAATAGATGAAGATAAAGAATGACACCAAAAGAAAAAGCAATTGAATTATTAGGTAAATTTAATTTTACTCACAATAAAGTTACAGGAAAATTTTTATTTCATCAAACTTTAAATGAAAGTAAAAGATGTGCATTAATTGTAGTAGAAGAATTATTATCTGAAACAGAAGAAATAGATGGAATGCGAATTATAAATAACCCGTATTGGTTAGAAGTAAAAAATGAAATATGTGATTTTGGAAAAGAATTAAAACTAAAAGATATACAAATATGAAAAACAAAACAGTAGAATACTTAGTTGATAAAATAGTGCAATTAAGAATAAATGAGTTTAAGTTAGAAGATAAAAACAGAAAACTTGAAAATGAAAAAAAAGCAAGTGATAATATAATTCTAAACTACAAACAAGAAATAGCTAATTTAAGGGTAGCACTATCTACTTTACAAAAGCAAGAAACGAATACAAATGAACAACCTGAAGTTATAATTACTGATAGAGATGACAAATAAAGAAAGAGCAGAACTACTACATAAGAAATACACTAAAGACTATTTACGATTTGTAGTAAGTGGATATGTTAAACAAGGTTATCCTGAATGGGTAGAAATAGGAAAAGAACTTAAACAACTTTACAAATGAAACTAACAGAACAAGACAGAAAAGAAATTAGATTTTTAGCTAAAACTGCATTTAAAGTTTATGTAGGTTTATTATTAACTTTAGCCATTATGTTTATTATATTTGATTAATAAACAAAAAGAAGAATAGATTATTTTTATTTCATTAATAATTACTTATTTGATATGGAAGATAGAAGAAAATTTAACGGTGGTAATAAAAACGCAGGCCGTAAATCAAAAGTGGAAGAAGAAAAAGTAAACAACATCTTTTTAAAAGCATTAGGTGAACTTTACAATAAAGAAACTGAAGAAGAAACAAAGATTGAATTTGTTAAAACTACTTTAATGGATTCACAACGTGGACAGTTGTTTATAGCTGAACACATATTCGGCAAACCAAAAGAAATTATAGAGGCTACACACAACGTAAATGATTTTAATATAAAAGACATCTTCAAAGTTGGGAATAGCAATAAATCAGAAATATAATTTACTTGGTTCAGATAGTAGATACTTTGTAATAACAGGAGGAAGGGGAAGTGGTAAATCATATTCCCTTAATTCCTTTTTACTATTGCTTACTTATGAATCAGGCCACGTTATATTATTCACACGTTACACATTAACTTCTGCAAACGTTTCTATTATTCCTGAGTTTATAGATAAAATTGAAAGAGCTGATTTAAGCAGCGACTTTTATATAACTAAAGATGAAATAGTAAATTTAAAAACAGGTTCTAAGATTCTATTTAAAGGTATTAAAACAAGTAGTGGTACACAAACTGCTTCGCTTAAATCTTTAGCAGGTGTTACTACTTGGGTATTAGATGAAGCAGAAGAATTAACAGATGAAGAAACATTTGAAAAGATTGATTTTAGTATAAGAACAAAAGGAATACACAATAGAGTTTTATTAGTGTTAAATCCTGCAACAAAAGAACACTTCATTTATAAAAAGTTCTTTGAAGATAAAGGTGTACAAGCAGGAAGCAATTTAATAAAAGGTGATACTACATACATACACACTACATACTTAGACAACATAGAAAATCTATCTGAATCATTTATAACACAGATAGAGAATATAAAACAACGTAGACCGGAAAAGTATAATCATCAGATATTAGGTGGATGGATGGACAAAGCAGAAGGAGTTATATTTACTAATTGGACAATAGGCGAATACAAACAAATAGGTAAATCTATCTTTGGTCAGGATTACGGATTTGCAGCAGATGAATCAACACTATTAGAATGCAATATAGATACATCTAACAAACGAATATACATTAACGAAAGGTTTTATCTAAAAGGTTTAACAACATCGCAGATATACAGTTTAAACAAGCAGCACGCAAACGATGCTTTAATAGTTGCTGATTCGGCAGAACCAAGATTGATTAGTGAACTACAAACATTAGGTTTGAATATTGTACCTGCAGTTAAAGGTCCTGATTCAGTAACGTATGGCATTAGTATTTTACAAGATTATGATTTGATAGTATCACCTGAATCTATTAATTTAATCAGGGAACTAAATAACTATTGTTGGTTGGAAAAGAAATCTAAAACTCCACAAGATGCACACAACCATTTATTAGACCCATTACGTTATTGCGTTACTTACCAATTAGAAAATAAAAACAAGGGTAATTACTTTGTTTACTAAATGACATACGGACAATTCATAGCTACGATACAATGCTACATACATCACGTTAAAAACGTAGAAGTAGATATTGCTTTACCACGAAACATTGGTGAAATAAAACTAATGCATAAGATGTATGAAATAGCAGCAGCATACTTAAAATGTTAAAGTTTTGTTAAAATTAACATTGAGTGTTAATAATGTAAAAAGTAGGTGTATATTTGTCAAAGAAATAACAACAAATAAAAACACATTATGAAAACTTTAAAATTACAAAACGTAGAAACAGTAGATGGGTTTAATAACATCACAGGTATTTATACCTTTATTGGTAGAATAGAAAATACATATTCTATTTTGGTTGAATGTATTGATACAAAAGAATTGTTTTCAATTAGTGATTCTTATTTATACAGATAATATGAGAACCTACAAAATTAGTTATTACACAGAATATGCTGATGAATGTTTTGATTCAGAAGCTACAATAGATGCCACAGGTATTTACGATGCGCTTATAACGTTTAATTCTAAGAATGTATGTAAACGTATATACAAAGTAGAAGAAATGCCTACAATGACCTTAGAACGCAGAATAGAACTAAAGGTAAATGAAGGGAACGATGTATGGATACCATACGCACAAATATCACAATCACTTCGGGATTTTTGGATAGAGTATTTTAAGAAATAAAATTGGTTGGTTAAATAGTGGGAAATAGGGTAGCAGAAATGTTACCCTTTTTCTGTTTCAATAGCTTTGCTATTTTGTTTAATACAATTTCACATAAAAGTTATTATTAAATAAAAAACTTTATGAAGTTAGAAATTTCTATACCTACATCTTTAAAAGAAATAACATTAGAACAGTACCAAAGATTTACAAGTATAGCTAAATCAAATCCTGAAGGTGATTTTTTGCAGCACAAGATGATTGAAATATTTTGTGGTTTATCGTTAAAAGAAATATCACTAATGAAGTTAAAGGATATTAACGCTATAACAAACAAGTTAGGCGAAATGTTCAATAACAACTATTCGTTAATTCAAACATTTAAACACAAAGGTTTAGAGTTTGGTTTTATTCCTAATTTAGATGAAATAAGTTTAGGTGAGTATACCGATTTAGAAACATATATTTCTGATTGGGATAATATGCACAAAGCAATGGCAGTTTTATACAGGCCTGTAATAAATAAGCTAAACAAGAAATACCTAATAGAAGAATACAAAGGTTCAGCAGAATATTCAGAAGCATTATTACAAATGCCTTTAGATGTAGCTTTAGGTGCAATGGTTTTTTTTTATCATTTAGGCAACGCATTGTTGATGTCTACCCTGAATTATTTGGAGACGGACAAAGCATTGATGGATTTAGCAGAGAAGCACAGTTTGGCAGAAAATGGAGTTGGTATAGTTCCTACTATGGTCTTGCTCAGGGAGACGTTAGAAGATTTGATGAAGTTTCAAAACTTCGGCTTACAACCTGTTTAACTTATTTAACATTTGAAAAAGAAAAAAACGAATTAGAAGCACAACAACTAAGAAGAAATGAAAACATATTATAAAGTTACAGAAGCATTACGTGATTCACTACTACAGGATGGTATAGTAAACAACTGTTCTACAGGTGATATTTTCAACGTAGATTTAAACAAGCGTACTATATTCCCTTTAGCACACGTTATTGTAAATAGTGTAGCAGAATCAGCAACAGGTAATACAAACCTATTTAACGTTTCTGTGTTACTTATGGATGTTTGCGATATTTCACCTGATGAATCTACTGATTTGTGGTTAGATAACGATAACGAACAAGATATATTTAATACACAATTTGAAATAGGTAAACGATTTGTAGAATCAATGCGTAGGGGTGATTTATACACGTTAGGTTATCAGTTAAACGGTAATGCAAATTACGAAGCGTTTAGTGATAGGTTTGAAAATAAGTTAGTAGGATGGACTATTACATTTAATGTAGAAGCAGCAAACGATACAACTATCTGCTAATGGCATATAATCTAATAAATACACAAAAGACATTAGAACGCTTTAGAGACTATGTAATACAACAAAGTAGAACTAATCTAACTAAAGGCGATAAAAACGTTACAAGCAATTTATATAGCCAATTAAAAGGTGAAGTAAAAGCAATGCCTAATTCAATAGGTGTTTATTTTGAAATGCCTGCTTATGGACAATTTCAAGACAAAGGAGTAAAGGGTAAATTCAGTTCATTAAAAGCACCAAACTCACCGTTTAAATTTGGTAGTGGTACAGGTAAGAAAGGTGGATTAACTGAAGGAATAAACAAGTGGGTAAAAGCACGTAGAATACAATTTAAAAAGAAAGACGGTAAATTTATGAGTTATGAATCTACTGCATTTATGATTACACGCAGTATTTATAACAAAGGAATACGACCAAGTTTATTTTTTACAAAACCATTTGAAGCAGGATATAAAAAATACATAACAGAAGATTTAATAAAAGGATTCGCATTAGATGTAGAAGATTTAATGAAAACAAGTTTAAAAGATATAAAATAATGAAAGTAATAAATGCACGTTCACCATACTTTATAGGGGTAGATGAAAACGACCAAGTAGCAGCACAATTAAGGTTATTCATTTGGAATAAAGGTGAAACAGAACCTGCTACACCTACATACACTATTGAAAAGAAAATACCTTCTACAACGCAGCCTTTAATTGTATTTAATATTTCGCCTTACATAGCTGAACAAATAGAAACAATAGATGCTGTGCCACGTTCATTTGCTCACGAAGATGTAAATGATATGTGGGTTTATGTACGTGCTGAATGGTATTATAATGTTGCAGACGATAAAACGTGGGTGCTTGTACGTGAAATTAATTACATTGGTGTAAGTGGGTTTAATAATTATTTAGGTGGTGCAAACCAAGTAGTAACTGCACCTATTGTTTATTTAACTAATCCTACAATTACGCAGTATTATAACGAAACTTTAGCACAAGATAAATTACCATATTTTAACGTACTAATTGAACACGATGGAGTTTCAATAACTGAAGCAAAGTGGACAAATAGAAGATACGCCACATCAAGCACACAAGTATTATTAGATGATTCGTTTGCTGCTGATACATATATATTTATGATACCCGCAAAAGATGCAGGAATAGCAAACCATAATTTTGGAAATGATATAATAATAGAATCAGAATTAACAGGCACACTACAACCTACAGTTACTTTTTTACCTGTGTGTGAATCTAAATACACTCCTGTAATTTGTGAATTTATAAACAGATTTGGTGGGTGGCAATTTCTTACATTTTTTAAAGCACAAACAAATAACGTAGAAGTTAAGAATAGTGAATTTAGATTACTACCTGATAATTGGGATTACAATCCATTAAGAAATCAAACGCAGCAGTTTAATTTTAATGGCACGCAAAGTGTTAAACTAAACACAGGTTGGGTAGATGAAAACTATTCTGATTTAATGTTTGATTTAATGGCAAGTGAAACTATTTTATTAGATAACAAACCTGCTAATATTAAAACTAAATCAATGCCAATTAAAACAGGATTAATGGATAAGATGATTAATTACGAAGTTGAGTTTATCTATAGTTACAATCTAATAAACGATGTAGTATAATGCAAAGTGTAGAAATATATATTTACGTTGATGGTGTAGCAAATCGAATTGAATTGTTTGGCGATGAAAAAATTTCGGTTGTTTCAAGCATACAGAATTTTAGCGATTTAGGGAAACTGTTTACGGATTATTCAAATAGCTTTACAATTCCTGCAAGCAAACATAACAACGCTATTTTACGCCATTGGTACGAATCAGCAGTAGGTGAAACAAACTTAGAAAACCCACAAGATGTAAATGGTGCTTTTGACCATAGAATAAAGTATTACGGATTTATTGAAATAGATACTATTCCTTTTCGTGATGGTAAATTTACAATGGATAAAGCCAATAAGAAAAACGGGTTTATAGAATCATATACAATTAATTTCGTTGGTAACTTAGTTCAATTAAAAGACAAATTTAAAGAAGACAAATTAAATAGTTTAAGAGATGCTAACGATGTAAGTTATTATGATGAATTAAATTTTGAATACAATCAATCAAACGTAGTTACAGGTTCTTATGCTAACGTAAAATTTCCATTAGTTGGTAGTGATAGACGTTTTGAGTTTATGACAGGAACGGCAGAAGATATAACCACAGTTCCAGGCCAAATAGATTATAGAACTTTGTTTCCTGCAATTCGAGTTTCGAAAATACTACAATATATTCAATCGGCTTATGGCCTTATTTTTTCAGGTGAATTTTTAAATAGTCAAACTTTTACTGAATTATTTTTATACTGCAAAAATGCTGAAGAAATGCAGGTTAGAACTGAACTATTACAAGTTAATTTTACAAGTTTAACAGGTAATCCAACTACATCATCAGGAGAATATAATTTAACTACAAACACATTAAATGTTATACGTAGACAAATTTATATGGAGCGGTTTGGCTCTTTTATAACTGATTATCCTGATATAAGTAGATTTTCTATTCAAATAAATACAGTATCAACAAATTATAATATTCACGTTTATAATAACGGTATTCCTTTTACAAGTTTCTTAAATCAAAGCGGAAATACAACTTTTCAATTTTTATCTTTAGGAGAGTTTTTTACTGATGTTTATAATTTTACATTTTTTGTAAATTCAGACGATGCTGCTGTAACATTTGAAAGTAGAATCATAAGCAGTTATTTTAAATTTGTAAGTACAGGGCCGAGTTCAGCAAGCGATATTTATTCCGCAAGGCACGACGCAATAGGAACGTGGCAAACAAGTACAGGGTTTATAAATATTAGAAATTACGTACCCGATTTAAAAGTAACTGATTTTTTAACAGGATTAGTTAAGATGTTTAATATGGTGATTGCGCCAACTGCCGAAAATACATTTGATTTTATACCACTTGAATTATGGTATCAAAATGGGGATGAAATAGATATTACAAAATTTATTCAGGCAAATGAATTAGAAATAGGCAAACCTAAACTATTTAAACGGATTGATTTTAAACACGAAACTTCAGAAAATGTTTTAAATAATTTTTATAGAAGCGCAAACAATAACCAAGAATATGGCGATGTGTTTTTTGAAAATCCTAATTCAGCGTTTACAGAAAATTACGAAGTTAAAACACCCTTTGAAGATGTAATGTGGGAACGTACTACAGGCGAAAACTTTTTAACCACAACTATGTGGAATAAAGATTTGCAACCATATACACCAAAGCCTGTTTTAATGTATTACAATGGACTGCAAGGATTAGGCCCTTATGCTGATAATATAATTTTTAGCGATGGATTAACCACAATTACACGTTCATTTTATAATAGATTTTCAAATGAAATACAATTAGGTGGTTCTGATTTGTCTTACTTACAAACTTTAAATTGGGGTGTAGAAAATTCAGTATGGAATTTAACATTTGCACCTAACGGATTATATCAGCGTTTTTATAGTCAGTACATTTTAAATTTATACAACCAACGCACAAGGGTAATAAAAGCAAAAGGAAATTTTAATCCTTATTTATTAGCTTCAATTAATTTAAACGATAGGGTAATAGTTTCTAATAAACGATATATTATAAACACACTTACAACTGATTTAACAACAGGTGAAGTAGAATTAGAATTGCTAAACGATTTCAGAGATATATTGCAAGACACAACCTACTTTAGATATTCAAACATACCATTTTTAATAGTAGATAATACTGCACAGGTAGTTCAATTTATAATATACAAAAACAACTACGATACATTTGATGTAAAGCTATCTACTGACTTTTTAAGCTATCCATTAACAACTGATAACGATACTGATATATTGTTAGAAGTAACTATTCCTGTTAACGCTACGGCAGCAGATAGAAACGATATAGTGATATTAGAATACTTTGAAAACGGAGTTGGAACTATAATACAAATACCTGTACTACAATATGCTTAAACAAATATTAGAACTTCTGCAATGCACAGAGCATTACGGACAAAGCGAATTAATAGAAATTGCTAAAGGTAAATACGAACTACCTTCAACATTTAAAAAAGGATATACACAAATTAAAAGGGAAATGAAATGGCTGAAAAGTACGAAATAGATTTAGAGTTAAAAAGCAATTTTGATAAGGTTGTTAAAGATGTAAACGACCTTAAAAAAGGTATGCAAAATGTCCAAAAGGAAACTGAAGATATTGGCAAATCAGCAAAGAACGCAGAAAAGGGTGTTAAATCTATTGGTGAAGGATTTAAAGCGATAGGTTTATCTATTAAAGCAATGGGTATAGGTTTGCTTCTTGAAGCTTTTGCTATACTTAAAGATGTGTTTTCACAAAATCAAGTAGTAGCTGATAAATTTGCAACTGCTTTAGGTGCTTTATCTAAAGTATTTAATGATTTAGTTAATTTTTTAATTAAAAATATTCCTGTTGTTGTAGATTTCTTTAAAGATATATTTGAGAATCCACAAAAACACATTGAAAAATTAGGAACTTTAATTCAAGAAAATTTAATTGAACGCTTTAATTCGTTATTAAAAACCGCAGGTTATTTAGGCGAAGCATTAGGAAACTTGTTTGAAGGTAAATTTGCAGCCGCAGTTGAATCAGTTAAAAAAGCAGGTAAAGAATCAATAGATGTTTTTACAGGTGTAAACAATTCGGTTGATAGAGCAGGAGAAGCTATCGATAAAATTGGTGGTGCAATTAGTAAATATGGTAAAGAAACTTGGAACGCGGCAGCAGCAAATGTAGCATTACAAAATGCAGCTTTAATTGCAGCAGCACAGCAAGCTAAATTAGTTGAACAATATGATAGACAAGCAGAGGCACAAAGACAAATACGTGACAATGATTTATTAAGTATTGAAGATAGAATAACTGCAAATAATAAATTAAAAGATGTTTTAGACAAACAAGAAAAAGCAATGATTTCTGCGGCTGATTTACAATTGCAAGCAGCACAAAACACTTATGCTAATAACAAATCAATAGAAAACCAAGTAGCTTTAATTAACGCGCAAGCAAACATAGAGGGTGTACTTGCACAGGTTAAAGGCTTAAAAAGTGAACAACTTTCAAATGAAATTTCTTTAACCAAAGAATTAGTTGCTTTAAAACAAACTGATGTTGATGCTACTGCTGCATTAGCTTTAGAAAATAAAAAGTTTAACGCTTCTTTAAATGATGATAATATAGCAAGATTAAATGCAGAAAGAGAAATACTACTTGCTGAACAAGAAACAGAAAGACAAAGATTACAATTAAAAATCGATGGTGCGGCAGAAGGTACACAAGCAAGGGTAGATGCTGAAATAGAATACAAAACAAGAATGCAAGAAATCGGAAACGAAATTAAGCAAAATGAAAAAGATAATGCTGATGCAAGTAAAGAAATAGAAAAAGAAAAAGCTGCAGCACGTGATGCTTATTTAACTGCGGGAAGTAATGCTTTAAAAAATGCTGCTGCTTTGGCAGGCGAAGCTACAGATGCAGGTAAAGGATTAGCTATTGCGGCTACTACAATAGATACGTATCAATCAGCAGTTAGTTCTTATAAATCGTTATCAGGTATTCCTGTAGTCGGGCCTGCATTAGGTGCTGCTGCTGCGGGTGTAGCTATTGCAACGGGTTTAATGACTGTAAAAAATATATTAGCAGTTAAAGTTCCCGGTGGTAGTAGTAGTGGTGGTGGTGCTCCCGCTACAGGTGCTGCTCCTAATTTTAACGTAGTAGGTGCTACAGGTGTTAATCAATTAGCAGGTGCAATTAGCAATAGAGAACAACAACCTGTCCAAGCGTATGTAGTAGCAAATAACGTAACTACTGCGCAAGGTTTAGATAGAAATATAATTCGTTCAGCTACATTAGGATAAATAAAAACTATTAAAAAACATATTACTATAAATAAAAACTTGCGCTGTTAAGTATTGATTTTAAAGGGATTTTTAATTTAATAAACAAACTAAAAAAAAACAACAGGTAATATATAAAATAAAGAAAGTGCTTTAAAACGCAAAAAAAGCTATTTAAAACAAAATCAATAAAATTTAATTTTAAAATAAAAACAAAATGCGAATAGTAGAATTAATATTAGATGATGATAAAGCTACAGGTGTAGAAGCAATTTCAATTGTAGAAAATCCTGCAATAGAAGAAAACTTTGTAGCACTAAATAAAGAAATAGAAATTAAACTTGCTGAAGTAGATTCTGATAAAAGAATTTTAATGGGTGCTGCATTAATACCTAATAAAAATATTTACAGAAGAAGCGGTGATGATGAATACTATATTTTCTTTTCAAAAGATACAGTAAAAAAAGCAAGTGAGTTATATCTAATGAATGGGTTTCAAAATAATGCAACTTTAGAACATAGCACAAAGTTAAAAGATTTATCAGTAGTTGAATCTTGGATAGTAGAAAGTGAAGTAGACAAATCACGTAACTATGGTTTAGAAATGCCTATTGGAACTTGGATGGTTTCTATGAAAGTAAACAACGAAGATATTTGGCAGGAGTTTGTTAAAACTAAAAAAGTTAAAGGTTTCAGCATTGAAGGATACTTCAGCGACAAAGTAGAAATGAACTTTCAAAAAGCTAAAGATGATGAATTGATTGAAAAAATTAAACAACTACTAAAAGATGAGTAAAGAAATAAAAACAACTTCACCAAAAGGCGGTAAACGTGGTTGCTTGTGTAAAGATAATACGTACAACTCTAAATGCTGCAATGGTAAGTTACGTGAACAAGGTATAGGTACTTTAGTAGGACAAGGCAACGAACCTGCGCAGTAATTTATAACAATTTAAAACAACAATTATTAATATAAAAAATTTTACTATGACACCTGAAGCACTAAAGATTTTAAACAAGTTTCAAAAAACTGAATTAACTGCGCAAAAAGTTGAATTAGCAGCAGGTGATGAAGAATCAAAAAAAATAGAAACTATTTGGAAGGAAGGCCAAAACATCAGAAGTCAAGCATTAAAAGAAGCTATTTCCAAAGTTGATGCTTATACTAAAGAAATGGTTAATTTAAGAGTAAAAATGTTTAAAGATTCACAAACATTTTCTGCAAAATATAAAGAATTAGTTGGTGAAAGTGCAGATAACACTCAACAAATAAAAGATTGGAATAATGCTATTAGAATTGCTGATTCAAGAATAAATGAATTAGATAGTTTTAAAAAACAATTATCAGGAATACTTTAAATAACTAAATAAGTAAATATGAATGTAATTAACGAAATTAAAACTCTTTTGGGAATGGAGGTAAAACTTGCCCAAATGAAACTTGAAGATGGTGTTACTGTTATCGAAGCAGAAGTGTTTGAAGCAGAAGCAGCCGTATTCATTGTAAATGGTGAAGATAGAATTGCTTTACCTGTAGGGGAATACAAACTTGAAGATGGAAACATTTTGAAAGTTGAAGTAGAAGGTGTTATTGCTTCTATTGAAATGCCTGCTGAAGAAGCCCCTGCTGAAGAAGAAGTTGCGCCTGAAGCTGAAGTAGAAGTTGAAGCGCAAGCTGCTGCTCCTAAACGTGTAGTTGAATCAATCACTAAAGAAATGTTCTTTTCTGAAATTGAAAAACTACGTGCAGAAATTGCTGAATTAAAATCAGTAAAACAAGAGTTAAGTGCTGAAGTTGATGTACAACCTTTAACACACTCACCGGAAGTTAAATCTTCTGTTAAATTAAATAAAATTTCATCTAATCGAACAATGTCTACACAAGACCTTGTAATGTCTAAACTTTTTAACTAAATATAAAAAATGGCTACTACTACTTCTATTACTTCTACCTACGCGGGAGAATTTGCAGGGAAATACATCTCAGCTGCATTATTATCAGGTTCAACTATTGCAAATGGTGGAATCGAAGTTTTACCTAACGTAAAATACAAACAAGTAATTCAAAAAATTGCTACAGATGGTATTGTAAAAAATGCTACTTGTGATTTTGATGCTACTTCTACAGTTACACTAACTGAAAGAATTATTACACCTGAAGAATTCCAAGTAAATTTACAACTTTGTAAAAAAGATTTCCATAACACTTGGGAAGCGATTACAATGGGTTATTCTGCCTTTGATAATTTGCCTCCTTCATTTGCTGATTTCTTAATTGCTCACGTAGCCGCTAAAGTTGCTGAAAAAACAGAACAAAACATTTGGAAAGGTGCTACTGCTACTGCAGGTGAATTTGATGGATTTGTAACTTTGGCTACTGCTGATGCTACAGTTCTTGACGTTGCTTCTCCTGCTGCAGGTGGTGTTACTTCAGGTAACGTAATTGCTGAAATGGGCAAATTAGTAGATTTAATTCCTGCTGCATTGTACGGAAAAGAAGATTTGTACTTATACGTTTCACAATCAGTTGCTCGTGATTATGTACGTGCTTTAGGTGGTTTTGGTGCAAGTGGCTTAGGTGCTAACGGTACTAACGCAATGGGTACTCAATGGTGGAATAATGGTTCACTTTCTTTTGACGGAATCAAAGTATTCGTAGCAGAAGGAATGGCTACAGATTATATGATGGCTGCACAAAAATCAAACTTATATTTCGGAACAGGTTTGTTATCAGACCAAAACGAAGTTCAATTAATTGATATGTCGCCAATCGATGGTTCACAAAATGTAAGAGTTGTAATGCGTTTTACTGCTGTAGTTCAATACGGAATTGGTAGTGAAATTGTATTGTACACTCCTGCTGCATAATCATAATAAATAAACAAGAAAAGGTGGTGCAATAAACATCACCTTTTTTTTTATTAATGCTTCAAACAAAAAAGATAATTAATTGATTATCAATAACTTATAAAAAAATTTCAAAATGGCTTGTGATATAACACTCGGAAGATTAGAACCCTGTAAATCAGCAGTAGGCGGTTTAAAAGCTGTTTATTTTGTGAATTGGGGTGATGCAACAGGATACACGTACAACGCAACAAATACAGATGTAATTGACACCGTTACAGGTACACCTTCAGCATATAAATACGAATTAAAAGGAACGAATAGTTTTGACCAAACTATAACTTCTTCACGTGAAAACGGAACTACATTTTTTGACCAAAGTGTAAAACTTCAGTTGAAAAGTTTAGATATTGTTACACATAAACAAATCAAATTGCTTGCTTATGGTAGACCACAAGTGATTGTAGAAGATAACAACGGAAACTTATTCTATTGTGGTTTAGAACACGGAATGGAAGTTACAGGTGGAACTATTGTTTCAGGAACTGTAATGGGCGATTTATCAGGATACACATTAGAGTTGAAAGGAATGGAACGTGTAGCAGCTAATTTTATCGGTGATGATTTAGCAGGCGCAGGATTTACTATTGTTTTAGGTAGTTAATTTATTCTTACAATTTAATTAAGGGTGGCATTAGCTACCCTTTTTTATTTTAAAACAATTTCGACTTTTATTTATTATTTAATAAAAAATAGAATGATAGTTTTAAAGGATTCTACATACACACAAAATTTCAAGTTTATGCCACGTAGTTGTAATATTACTTCTATGGTGTTTAAAGATGAATTAGCAAATGTAGAACACGAAATAGAAAACCCTGTACTTGTAACAGAAAAGTATTGGATGCAATTTCAAGAAGATTTAACGTTTGAATTTCTAATAGATGGGCGTACATATAACTTAACTTGTTTTGATGGCGCAAACGTCGTTTATAGAGATAAAATAATGTGTACAAATCAATCTATTTCTACATACACAATTAATCAGGGTGTTTACGTTGCACACGCTACATCTAATGAATTTATAATATATGACTAATAATATTTCAGTTGTTAATTTATCGGCTTATACATCGCCTGAAATTCGAGAAAGTAAAAGAAATAATTACATCGAATACGGAAACGATAACAATTACTTTCAGTACTTAATTGATAGATTCCTTTATAGTACTTCAAATGGTGCTATTATTACCGGTATTACTAATATGATATACGGTAAAGGATTAGGTGCATTAGATGCTAATAGAAAACCTAACGAGTACGCACAAATGGTGTCTATCATTAAACCTGACTGTTTAAAGAAAGTAGCATTAGAACGCAAGTTATTAGGAATGGCTGCAATGCAAGTTGTAATGGAAAAGAATTTAGTTAAATCTATTTCACATTTTCCTATGCATACTTTACGTGCTGAAAAATGCAACGATAAAGGCGAAATTGAAAATTGGTATTACTTCCCTGATTGGACAAAAAAGAAGCCAAGCGAAGAACCTAAAAAGATTCCTGCTTTTGGTTTTGGTAATGGAAACGAAGTAGAAATTTATATTATTAAACCATACGTTTCAGGGTTTCACTATTATACACCTATAGATTATTCAGGCGCTTTGCCTTATGCTTATTTAGAGGAATCAATAGGCGATTACCTTATTAACGATATTGCCAACGGATTTAGCGGTACTAAAGTTATCAATTTCAACAATGGTATTCCTTCTGAAGAAATGCGTGATAGAATCAAACGTGATGTTCTTTCTAAGGTAACAGGCGCACAAGGTGAAAAAGTAATTATAGCTTTTAATGCCAACGCTGAATCTAAAACTACAGTAGATGATTTACCTTTAACTGATGCACCTGCACATTACGAGTACTTAAGCAAAGAATGTTTTGAAAAACTAATCGTAGGACACCGTGTAACTTCACCTATGCTTTTAGGAGTACGTACAGGTGATGGTGGATTAGGAAACAATGCAGATGAAATTAAAACTGCTACTTTATTGTTTGACAATATTGTAATTAAACCATACCAAGAAGAAATTTGTTCAGCATTAGATACAATTTTAGCAGTAAATAGTATTTCTTTAAAATTATACTTTAGAACTATTCAACCATTAGAATTTACTGATTTAGAAAACACTACAACACAAGAACAAGTAGCTGAAGAAACAGGTTTAAGTTCACACACTTGTTTAGCTTCTGAATCTATAGCTGATGAATTAATAAACAAAGGCGAAGTATTAGGTGATGAATGGTTATTGATTGATGAAACAGAAGTAGATTACGATTTAGAAGAAGAATTAGATTTTGAATTAGAATCTATAAATAAAAAAGAAGATAAATCACTACTATCTAAAGTATGGAATTTTGTTAGTACAGGAACTGCAAGGCCAAACATTAAAAGTCCTGAGCAAGATAAAGTAATTGATGGTGTAAACTTTATTACACGTTACGTTTATAGCGGTAATTTAACAGGCGAAAGAGAATTTTGCAATAAAATGTTAAATGCAGATAAAGTATATCGTAAAGAAGATATTATAGCTATGAAAAATCAAAAAGTAAATCCGGGCTTTGGTGTTAAAGGTTCTGATTTTGTGGATGTTTGGTTATACAAAGGCGGGCCGAGATGCGAACATAAATGGTTACGTAGAACGTATGCAAATTTAGAAGGTGTAAAAGTTGACCCTACAAGTGGAACTGCTAAACCATTAAGCAATAGAATAGCTGAAAAGTACGGATATAGAATTAGAAACGAAAAGGAAGTATCTATGAAGCCTGCTGATATGCCAACAAAAGGTTACACACAAGAATATTGGGATAAAATGGGATTTAAAAACTAACAAATGGCACAGGCACTATTTATAACTCGTGATGATATTGTAAAATTTACTGCATTAAATGGGAACATTGATACTGATAAATTTATACAGTTTATTAAAATCGCTCAGGATATTCATATACAGAACTATCTTGGTACTCGATTATTTAAAAGGATTAATGATGATATAGTTTCAGGTGATTTAGAAGAACCGTATACAACGCTTTTAAGCACTTATATTAAACCTATGGTAATACATTGGTCTATGGTAGAATATTTGCCCTACGCTGCTTATACTATTGCTAATAAAGGTGTATTTAAACATTCAAGCGAAGCAAGTACAAACGTAGATAAAAACGAAATAGATTTCTTAATAGAAAAAGAACGTGATGTAGCACAATCTTACACAAATAGATTTATAGATTATATGTGTTTTAATCAATCTTCGTTTCCTGAATATAACCAAAATTCCAACGCTGATGTATATCCGGATTCTTCTGCAAATTTTACAGGATGGATACTATAAAAGAAACATACAAACCCAAAGAAAAGAACGTACAAAAATTACAATTATTTTTAAATAAAATAGAAAATGAGTTTAAACTTCACACACATAAAATCCGATACGTTCGAGGCAGTAAACTTCGAGATTAACGTAGATACTGTACCGGTAGATTTAACAGATACTACTATTCGTATGCAATTACGAAAAGAATACGGTGGTGTAGTAGGTTTATCTTTAACTTCTGTAGGTAATGCAGGAATTACTATTACAGATGCTGCAAACGGCTTATTTAAAATAAATCAGCAAATCATAAACATACCTGCTTTTAATTATATTTATGATATTGAGTTTGATTTTGATGGCATTGTTAAAACTTATATTTCAGGGAATTTTTTAATTAAAAATGATGTAACCCGCTAATGTGTGAAAATGTAAACATAAACGTTTCTGAAACAAATGAAACAATTAATATAGTATCTTCTGAAATTCAGGAAGTAATTGAT